TCATTTCTTTCTAAGTTTTTTTGGATAATATATTCCTAATTCATCTAATTCATCTAATAATTCTTCTTTGGAAGCTGTTTTAGCACGTTCTAAGCCCTTAATAAGACCTGCACAACCCTCATAGTCCTCTTCATCCTCAAGTACTCTTAAAACCTCCTCTATGAGCCTTATATCAGTACCTTGTACTATATCCTGTATAACACTAACATAAAACTCTTCTGAATACTCCTTTTGGTCGCTAGAGAACATCTGTTCTTAATTTAAGTAGTGAGTAATTCTCCCTATACCTTAGACTAGCCTTACCTTTATATGCTTTGACGTATAATTCATACACAGCTCTTACCATAGCATACTTAGAAGTTAAGTGACTTAACGTCTTCTTAGCACAGGCTTCACCACATCCCTTAACACCCTTAACATTGTCTGCACCATCACCAACTAACATCTGTGTATAGAAATTGTAATTAGCTTGTATAGGGTCTAACATAACTAAAGTCTTACGGATATAGTTGTATATCCTTGCAGGAAACTGTAAGTAATCCTTATCTATAGAAGCTATAATTGGATTAGCATCCTCAAGATGGAACTGTAACCAATAAGAAGCTACTACATCATCTGTTTCTGCACCAAGCACAAACTTAGCGTGCCAATTAGTCCTACAGTACTTTTGTAATTCATTTAAGTAAGCAGGCTTGTCACCTTTTCTATTAGCCTTATAAGAAGTACTAATAAACTTCCTGAAGTTACCATAAGAACCACTACAAACAACAAAGCTGTCTATAACATATCCTAGTTCTTCAATCTCATTTAGTGTGAGATTTATATTCTTATCCAATTTTTCCTTTGCCTCAGATAAGCTCCTTGAATAAGCAGAAGCGTATATCATACTATCGGCATCTATTATAACTGATACATTCATATGGCAAATATAATCATTTATTTTTAATACGCAAGTAATTTATCTCTCTTTCTAAATAATCTTTTGCTTTTAGTAAGTCCTGTAGTTCATCATCCTTCTTACCTGCTCTTGCTATGTACTTGATTATGTTACCCCTACAGAAGTTTAAATCATAGTCTCTAATAACATCTATGATGTCATAGTCTTTGTCATTCTTGTAGTGTTTCATTAATAGTTAATTTTAGTTGATAATGATTCTCCTAAGACATAGCTATATTTAAGTATCTTATGACTTTTGTTGAAGTCAGTAGTCATAGGACATACTATTGGCTTAATAGATAACCTTACAATAGTTTCTATGTTTTTTGTGATATTATAAATATAAACACCACTTTCGTCTGTTACAACGTATAAAAACATCTTACATTTTATTTGTGATTTCTGATAGTTTACAAATAACTTAGAAGCCTCTATCAGTTTCTTATCGTAATACTTTCGCCTATTCTTTATTTCAACAATATAGTCATCATCTTCTGCATCATAAGAGTTGAACTTATCATCACTTAAAAAAAGAGAAGTTCCTGAGTGTTTATTTATTAAATCTATTGTTGATTGTTCAGTCATTACAATTCCATTTTAACATTAAACGCTGTATGACCTCCAACTACTACACCACATCCAATAGCTTCTTTCTTACCTCCTTGCATATAACCCATAGCATAAGACTTAGAATCTATACCACAACCTACTGCCATACCAAAGATAGCCCTTGTTTTACCAAACATCCACTCACAATAAAAGTCTGTATGATAATGTCCTGATACCGTACTAACCATATCTCTCTTAGCAGCCATTCTAGGCTTACCACTCTTATCACCGTGAACATACCTTACATCATCATAAAACACATCAGTAACAAAGTTCCACTTAGGAGTCATAAGTACCTCACCAAATTCTTTAATCCATAGACTTGGTATATTAGATGACTGAGCCTTACGTATAATAATCCTATCGTGGTTGCCTAATGTTACATCAGCATCAGGAAATGCTTCATACCATCGCTGTAATTTAACAATAGCTAATTGTAATTCATCTAACCCTCCCATACCATCTGCATCAGTTTCGTGATAAGAGCTGTAATGTGAGTCTATAACATCACCAATAAAAACAACCTTATTACAGTTGTATTTAGCATATGTTTCTTTACAAAACTCCAAGTAACCTTCTAAACAGAATGGTTCGTGTAGGTCTCCTATAACTAATATTCTACTCTCTTCCTTAGTCATATTATTATATGCTTCAAGAACATTATCTCTTAATCTTGGTCTGAAACTCATATTAACTGTTTTTAATTAACTTATCTAATTGGTCTATTACTTGTCTTAAACAAGAAGAACAGCTTGTCTGCTGTTGATTTCTATTAAACACCCTATTGTATATCTTAATCAATTCCTTCTGTACAGCAGGTGATACACGATTAGCCTTCTTATCCATAAAATCAGTCAAGTATTCAAACTCATCTTCTTCTAAGCAATTAACTACTTTGTATTTCAGCATCTTATTTAACACTTCCTTACGTTCGTCACAACCACAATCTTCACCTAACACAGCTTTAGCTACCTTAGCTATTCCTGTAGCCTCTAATATACCTTCTACAGTATCTCCAAGACCCTTTGGTTTAGCTTCAAACTTAGCTTTCCATTCCTTATAGGCTTTAGTCCGTTTATCTCCTTTAAATTCTTCCATAATATTATTGTTGTTTACTTTTTACGTAGTTATCATAATCATCCTGAAACTTAGACTTTATGATTTCTTTATATTTTTTTGTTGAATTGTATAGACTTGCTGTACCTATCTTGGCTTTCTTACTTATCTTTCTAAGTGAAGAATCTGTTGTGAAGTATGCTATAAACATATTTTTGTGATAGAAATCCCAAGAGTTAACCTCCTTGAATATATCATTAATAAGACCTGTAAACTCAGAATCATCATCATCAAAGTCTTTCATATTACTTTGGTGGGATTCATCTCTATAAGCTACCTCATTTATAAACTGTACACTTGAATTACTTACAGTTTTAGACTTAACAGAAGTGATATAAACGCTCCTTAGAATCATAAAGAAGTAGTAGGTGTTAACATCGTTACCGTTAAAGTCTATATTTGTTCCCCTAGACAGGTATTTATCCATCTTTATGTAAGAATCTTGGACTACATCTTCAGCATATTCAGGATTACACCCTAATCCTTTTACTATATGTATCCAAGAACTATGTTTCTTAGCTAACAACTCTAATTCCCTACCCATACTATACGTTAAGTCGCTAATATAGTGCTAATAAGGTGTATATTTGTAAAAAGTTATTAACATAGTGTATATGGCATTAAAACGACCACATACACTTTCGTTATAAAACATAAAATTATTTATACACCTTTCTTTCATAGTCTACATACCTTAACCCGTCAAAGTGGCAACAGGTTTCAGGGTGGCAACTGCAATATTCTTGCCCATAAATTCTTTCTATGTAATACTCGCCTTTTTCGTCTGCGCCACTTTTACTAGTCTTTTCTATATTTATTAAATCATCTCTTAACCTAGCCATAATTTTTCGTTTAATAACATTATTTATATTTAACTCGTGCCTCGCAAAACATACACTTTCGTTAACAACTCTTGATTATCACTTCTACCCTACCATTACCTTTATCATAAACAGTCGGCATAATAGTCTCCTTCTTTACAAAATCATCATTGTCATCTTCCCAAAAACCTACCTCAGTTAATGCGTCTAACAAATACTTGCTAACTACAGCAATCACATTCATCTTATCTAAGCGTCTTTTAGATGGTTTTAAGACACGATAAGTGATGTTAACGGGTGTTTGTATCACTAAGCCTTTAATCTGCTCTCTAATCGCTTCTAAATAAGCCTTCTTAGCATTGTTATTAGTAACGTAATGTAAGTTCCTGTAAGTATTCATATTCAGGTACACCCTTTTGTCTTTAGTCTTGACTCTTGGTAGGTCAATATACAATGGTGATATTATTAGTACTTCAGTTGTTTTTGCCATCTACTTTTTTCTTGTGGTTCATTTGGAACAATGTCATCTACATCATCCAATACTTTTGGGTATC